ATAATCATGAAATTCATTAATCATTTATTGATATGAAAGGTTTACTTTATCTTTATCTTTAATTTTGGTTATATTCCAAGCGGCATTAGCACTTATAACCATTCTATTTTCAGTTTCATTAATGTTAGTAGATCCATGATTTAACCAACCTGGAAAAATATACATGTCTCCATTTTTTGGATTTATGACGTGTTCTGAATAATTGAATTTTCTAACAGTCGAAGGATTCCAGAGGGAGCACACTAGTGGATTTGGATTCTTGAAAGTCAAATTGCTACTGCGATCATCAACATTAATATATAAGGCAGAAGAAATAGCAGGCGTCCCATGGTTATGATCTAATAAATATCCTCCCTTTTGCTGAATATTAAACCATGACTCTACAATTTTTACAGGATGCATTTTTAAACTATTCGTATAGTTTTTAAATTTATTATTTACACGCTCTTTTAAACCTAGAAGAGATAATATATCTTTGTAAAAAATATAAGAGGATTTTCCATTACCTACAAGATTATGATCGCTAGAATTTAATCCACATAATTTTTCAAATATTATCAATCTTTCACTTTCTGAGATAAAGTTAGGACAATATGTAATAGGTACTGGAAATAAGTTAAAACTTGAATCCATCAAATGATTTTTTTGGTTTATCTTCGTAAGTATACTCCTCTTCCTGCCCACTGTCAACCATATCAGTCTGAGCAGTCTGTTCGCAATCATAAAGACGCATCTTTGCGCGATCAATACCAACAATAAAACGCTTATACACAGTCGGATCATTGTAGCGATTTTTCAACTGCTTTACCATAATCTGCCCGAGTTCTTCAAGCTCATCAGTTGAAATAAGGGCAAACATAAAATCAGCAGTAGCAGGCAACCCAAAGGACTCACTAGTATCAGTAAGCTCAACATCAGAGCTACCGTAACCAGAACGGGTAGTCTGGGTGGCAGATACGATAGGTACGTTCGCCTCGACAGCGAGTCCTCTAAGTTCTTCAGCAATAGCCTTGATATAGCTATATGAATTGACAGAAAGGTTTCCGCGATACCTAGAGGAAGCACATATATTAAGGTAATCAATGAAAATAATATCAGGACGAAATGATTTCTTAATAGCGAGTTCATTAAGCAAACCACGGAAATGTCCTGCATGTGCTGACGCAGTAGGGTACTCCTTAATAATTAGGGTGCCTTGAGTCTTTTCTGAGAGTTTTGTCACCTTACTCTCATACATCATCTTGGGAAGATCTGATATCTCCTGAATGGGTACATTGAGAAGGTTTGCATCAATTCGCTCTGCAATCTTTTCTTCAGCCATTTCAAGCGTGATATATAGCACATTTTTTCCGTTAAGGAGTGCCGAAGCAGCGACATGACACATAAACAAACTCTTACCGACACCAGTGCCAGCGAGAGCAATATTAAGCGTCTTGTTAGGGAGGCCGCCTTTCGTAATCTTGTTGAAATACTCCAAGTCGAATTCGGTTTTGTCTTCTTTCTTGTGGTAAGACTCATAACGTGCCTCATAGTCTTGAAGATAATCGTGTCCCACATGAGTGTCAAATGACACTGCAAGGGCATCAGAAAGGATTGTTGGGATAGCATCACGATTTTTCTTTTCGTCCTGTCCATCAGCAATCTGAATGGACTCCATCAATGCCAGATAGATAGCACGATCACGACACCACTTCTCAGTGGTGGATACCAACCAATCAAACTCTGTGGGTGCTTCTTCTAATGAAGAAATAAGTTGTGTGATTTCTTTATAGTCACCATCAGTAATATCCTGACGCTTCTCAGTTTCAATACAGAGAATCTCTTTAGTGACTGGTTTATTATATTGTTCTACAAATTTAAGAATCTCCTCGTAGACAATCTTTTGACTACGATTATCAAAATAATCTGATTTAATAAATGGAATTACCTTACGGACATATTCCTCATTATGAAGTAGGTTTCTAAGAATTAGAAACTCAACATTGTCCATAACTAAACTCCTGTTTTGCAATCTCGTCTAATTTTTCCATCACCTCTGGGGTGAAGTATGTTTCCGGATCTTTGTAAATTGCCTTAGCATAGACTTTTTTACCGTCTATTTCATAGCGTCCAGCCACATTCTTCCAAAGTCCACCAAGTTCTCCCAATTCAAGCAAACCGTAGTAACGATCCAAACCACGATTATCATAGTAAAGGCGAACGGTAACATCTTTGTTCTCCTTACTCAAACGCGACTTAGCAGTCTTTGCCTTGATAAGATTTCCAACGACTTCAGTTCCATCCTTTTCTTTCTTCTTAGACAAGTAGATGATAGAAGATGCGGCGTACTTGAGTCCAGAACCTCCACCCATTTCTTTAGTTGGGACATAAGCGCCGATGACATCATAAGTGTGATTAGTAACAATCATTGGAATATTTGCTTGCCCCAGTTTCAGAGTCAACATCCTAAAAGCACCTTTCACAAGTTGAGACTTAGTCATGTCACGAACTTGCTTGTCATTTAGAACGTCTGTAATCTCTTTCTCAGTTGAAAGCATCCCCAAAGAGTCTAGCACAAACATGCAAGGTTTGCGTTCATCTACAGGTTTTTTTAAATAAAGATCGACTGCCTTCAGTGCCTTGCTACGAAACTCCTCAATCGTAACGACATTGACGACAGCAATACGATTAAGATCTAAACCCCGATCTGCGAGAAGAGACTTGTTAACAGCGGCTTCAGTGTCAAAATATAGACAATACCCATCAGGGTTAGAATCAAGGAAGTTCTTGACGACAGCAAGAGAGAAAAAAGTTTTTCCAGTACTAGACTCCCCAGCAATGGCAGTAATCTTATTCCCAGATACACCACCAAAAATACTCCCCGAAACAAGTCCGTTAAAAATGTACGAACCCGTGTCAACATATTTCTCAGTATCATCAATATCGGATGCAAGTTGTGTGTAGTCATCTCCGATCTCTTTTACAATTTCTTTAAGAAAGTCCATAATTTTGAATAAGTAAGTTTTTAAACAGTTCGTTTCCTTTACGAACATTCAGTTCCCAATCATTTGCCGAGTTCTCATCGGTAGAATCTGATATGTATTTAAAACATTTAAAAGTTACACCTTCCTTAAGACATGTTTTTGCAATCGCAAAAGATTCCATGTCTACAATATCACATCCAATTTCTGGAGTTGATATCGCGAACGTATCTCCTGTCCCACATACTATACCACATTTTCCGATTAAAACACCATCTTCAAACGGTGTCTGTCCCAAATCAAAACCCAGTGGCCTTGCATCCATATCTCTATCAACAAATCCAGTTACTTCAAGTAATCCAGATTGTTTAGAAACAGTTCCAGCAGTTCCATAGTTTATAATACAATCAGCACCATCCCTAATTGCTGCCATAGTGGCAATAGTGGCATTTACTTTTCCACAACCACTTAAATAAACTGGGTATCCTTTAACACCTTCTGCTTCTTGTGGCAAGGCAATAACTATAGCAATATTCATTAACCAAAAAACAACTCAAGGTTTACAGTTTTTTCAACATTCCATCCAATAGAATCAAGGATAGTTTTTAGTGGTTCAAGGAATGACTTCTCAAATTGTAAATCGTAGTCAACGTACTTGTCAAGATTCAATTCTCTAGGAAAGTCTTGAATAAATGAGATGACATTTTCATGAATGTGATTTGGTTTTTTTAGATAGCAGAACTTAATCTTCTCACCGTTCTGAATAAGAGAATACTTAGCATCAAGTTTTTTCTCTTTGATGTAATAATTGTATAGAAGTGCTCCTCTAGCATGAATAGGAGTTCCTTTAGTGTAGATACTTGCGTGGGACTTATATTTTACAACATCAGAAACAGAACGTGGAAAAGAAACTTCTTCGGGAGGAAGTTTTTTGAACTGATCGCGACTAGAATCAATAAACTTAATCATCTCATCTTCAGTGCCAGTCATCAGAATCTTGAATGCATCCTTCAGCATTTTACGACAAGGTGCAGGTGTAGATGATTTGACTGATTCAATACCCATCACTTTCAATTTGGGTTCTTCATAACGAACTCCTTCACTATCCCATACGTTGAGAATATATCGCTTCTTCGCAGTCCAGATACCACGATCAGCGATATTCTCACGCTTCATTTGCATCTTTTGATCATACGCCGATACATAGTTCGCCAAGTTCTGGTAACACTCATCGATGTACGGTTCCAGTTTATCACGACAAACCATATCAAGTAACTCCACAATCTTTGCTTTGTCGCCAGAGCGATTAGCAAAAAATTTATCAACAACAGATCCCATATTAAGATAGATAGAATCAGTGTCGGATGCGATGACATAGTCCTCATCTTCTGTTTTTAACAGATTATTTAGATATTTGTTCATCTTCTGTTCAATCCAACGGATCGAAACTTGTCCAGACAATGTGATTGCTTCTGCGTTTGCTAGTTTGTAATACCTGAAGTATTGATTACCAATAGCACCATAAGCAGAATTAAGAGAAATCTTCTTCGCCATTTGAATGTTGTTGCATCGAGCGATTTCTTTTTCAAGTGCTTTAGTAGGAGTCTTCTCATACTGCTGTTTGGATGCAAGCATTCGTTTCTTGAAGACGACACGATCTCCATACATCTTCTCCATCAACTCTGGTAGGAATCCACGGACATCTTTACGATACATTGCACCATTGGCACAAATCGCATTGTCCTTATAGAGTTCAAAATTTATCTCTTCATTAAGAATTTTGTCAACGGTAACTGTTGGATGCCTCTCATCAAGTAATGTCTCTGGTGAGATATTGTACTGCATAATAAGATGAGGATACAAAGAGTTCAAGTCAAAACTCACAACCCAATCATACTTTCCAGGAATCGGTTCTTTTACATACGCACCAGCATACTTTTCATTCTTATCCGACTGCTGTTTCTGTGGAATAACAATATCTCTTTTCTTCAGATAATTATAGATGATATTGTCCCACATGCGAACTTGGTAGAACACATCATTATAATTTACCTTAGCATCATATGCCATCGTCAGAGCTAGTTCGATAAGTTTCATCTTATCTTCCAACCTATCAACCAGTTCTACGTCAACAATATTGTACTCAATGAACTTCTGCCATCCGTTTGTATAAAAGTCCTTGAACGTATCATACTCAGAATGATCGAGTTTCTTCTGTCCCAGTTCTACACTGGCGATATAATCTAGACGATATGATTCCTGTGCTTTATAAGTAAACTTCTTATAAAGATCAAGATAATCAAGTTGACATACACCACCAACATCATAGTTGATGTGTTTACGTCCTTGAATATACATCTCTCCTTCAGTCACAAGCCCCCATGGAGAAAATCGCTTCATTAGTTTCTCACCAAGAACCCGATTGAGACGCTTACAGATATAAGGAATATCAAACAACT